ATTGTAGATCGTGTCAGTAACATTTGATTGTGAACTCATGGTATAAAGACCCGGCTGATCTATTTCGCCAAGTCCTAGATTTTGTGCATTAGCCCAAGTTTCGGTTGGATTGTAGGTTGACCATTGTAAAGCTGCTGGCACATCATTCCAAGTTCCAAGCAATACGCTTGAAAGAATCTCGTAGATTTGGTTGCCATCTTCATCTTGAGAAATGTTGTCATTAAAGATTTCTTTGGTAAGTCTTGTTAAAGATCCCATTGCAATAATTGTGTATTGGATAACTGTGTCTGTTGCGCCAGTAGCCCCAACCTCAACAGTCACATCTGTAATATCGCCACCAAATAAACTTACATAAGATCCAGCTGAATCTTTTACTTGCAAGTCAAAAGAATCATTAATGTCAAATGGTAGTGTTTGATTATTTAATGCAACCAGCGTAACTTGCATATAGGAAGGAAGTGGCTGTGAATAAATATCGGTTCGACCAGATGCGTGTTGAACATCTGAAATTGTTATATCAGTATAATCAACCCCACCGACAGTTAATTTCCAATCAGGAGTAAATACTGTCATTTTAGACCAGATACACTTCGATCTGCTTGACCATTCAAATATCTTTGCAAGGCTCTTGCAGTTCCCTCAGGATCTACTGCACCATTAATTGTTATGTTGTTAATTTGACCCATACCACCACCGCCAAAATTTCCGGTTGTTGCAGGATAATCCGAAACTGTTACATCTCCACCGCCAGCAAATTTTGATAATCCATAAGTTGCAGCAACAGCAGTTAAAGCAGCAGCAGCAGCACCAACTGAAGTTCCACCAGTAGCAAATGCGGTTGCCACAGCTGCACCGGCAGCAGCAGTTCGTAGGGCTTTCATCGCAGTTACTAAAGTCATGATTGCTTGAACAAATGCGACTATCTTAGATGCAACAAATACCCCAATAATAATTGCACCTAATACGGCTAATTCTTTTCTAATACTAATTACAAATTCAAGAGTTGATCTAATCTGTTCACCAAATTGGAATGCACCTTCAGTAGCTTCAGTTATGCCAGCAGTAACGCCATCCTCGCCAGAGAATCCAGCAGCAAATGCTTGAATTAAAGGAACGGCAGTTTCTAAGAAATAATCTGCCAATTCCTTAACGATAGGCAATAAAGCAGTTCCAATTTGTTCTTTAGTTTCATCGACAGCGATAGTTAATTGTCTAAACTTAAACTCAGCATTGGTAGCTTCATTATCAATAAAGCCTTGATAGGTTTGTCGTAACTGATTAGTGGTTTCCTCGAAAGATTGGGTTCTAAGGGTGGCTGCATCAATTCCTAGACCTAACTTACCCAAAGCGGTATTTGACCCGTCATAAGCCCTTCCTAGGGCGTTTGTAACGCTCTCTAGTGGTTTGCCTGTGGCTATGCTGATCTCTTGAGCCAAGGTCAATAAATCTTGAGCCTTAGTTACATCTTGGGTGGATCTGATAAGTCTTGAGAATGCAGGTCTTAAAACATCATCGGTTGTAGCTGTTGCAATAGATTGTTTAGTTATGTATTTATCAATTGCTGAAATTTGATCTTCGGTGGCTTTAGTGCTTGATCTAATAACTTGCTCTAAATTCTTGCGACTTTTTTCATCCTCGGCTGCTGCCTTTACTGCTGATACTGCAAATGCGGTAGCTGCTGCTCCAACAGCTGCAAATGCTAATGCCGCCTTTTTACCAAAATCTATAATCTGGGCTGCTGATTTATCAACTGCTTTTTCAGCATCTTTTAAGCCTTTTTGTAAATTATCAATATCCGCAGCAAGTGCGATTGTTAATGGTTTAGCCATCATTTCCACTCACCTCTAACTTCTAGCACAGCCTTTTCAAATCTCTTAATTACATCCGGCAACATTTTTCTAATTGTAGGATAAATGAACCAACCTTTAGCACCAATACCACTTGGTGATTTACCAGACCAAACTGGGAACTGCTTAAATCTATTTGATCCAAATTCAACACCGCCACCAATTCCAACTTTAGGACTATCGCCCTTGCTAGAGAATTGAGTAGTTGCGCCACCACTTAGTTTTTGACTTGCTAAACCAAATCTAATCTCACCAAGTAAAGATGATTTTTTAACAGATCCGCCATCGGCAATTCTCTTTGCAACCTTATTTGGTCGGCCGGAAGCAGCCCTACGGATCTCAGATAATTCATCCTGCGCTATTTCGCCTACTGCTCTTTTCATTTGATCTTGAGCAGCATCATCCATTTGACGCAACACTTTAACGATAGAGTTTAATTCTTTTTTATCATAGGCTATTGAAGGAGTGGTCATTTGTGTCTATCCTCCAATATCTCTAAAGCTGTTAAAACATCCGATCCATCTACCCATTCGCTCATTGGAATTTGAGTTGCTATTGACAACTGAACCAATAACCGACTAAGGCTTCCTACTGGATGGCTTTTGGGTTCACATCACCGACTTGAATATCGGCAACGGTTTCCATCCAAGCTTCATAAGGTTTAACAGCCTTACCAGCTGCTTCGCGCTTATGTGCGTGATAAGCCAAAAACATCAAATCATTAACACCGATCTTTTCAGATGCTTGGCTAATGATATTTCCTGTCTTTTGCTCCCACTTAGCCCACTCAGGCGGTTGGGCTGTGTAGATTGCTTCCTCGCCTGAGTTATATGTAATTGTAATTGCTAGTTTCATTTCTTTGCTCCCGTTTTATTGATTAACTAAATGACTCTGCTGGCACTCCAATAACTTGGAATGATAAAGATACAGTCTGAGCATCTGGAGCAGTTCCTCCGGCTGATGGCCATACTGGTAATACTTGAAATGAGAATTGTGCTCCAGTTGCAGTTGTCATAACTGTGTTAATTCCTGTATCTGGTGATGCCTCTGCAACGCCCCATAGAATCTCACAAAGAGATCCAGTTGCGCCCCAGTCGGCTAACATTTCAACATCAAATGTAAAGTTGTTATCAGTTACTTTAAAGACTTTTCCGTCTAGTGTCTGATAAGTCTGACGATCCATTTCGCCAGTAAGAGTTGCAGTTGTAGCTTGTGCATCGAAATTGTTACCGCCGATTGTGAAGGTAACATCCCGACCTGTTATAACGGTGGTAGGCATTTTCGCTCCTTATGTTGTTTGTTGATAATAGGTTGAAACATTTATATCAGACACCAACAAAGTTGATGCTCCGACTTGTGTAACTGTTGGTCTTTCGACCGATCCGACAATATATCCCGCAGGAATAATTGCCAGAATGCTCATAAGTAATTGCTCGATATTATCGAGAGATGCTGGATTGCTGTTATATGCAACCGCAGCTGTGATTGTCATATTGACTCGACATCTAACAGATGATTTGCCAATAGTTTCAATTTCAAGGTAGGGAGACGATGGGACTAAAACGACTGCTGGTGGGATTACGGACTCAGGAACGAAACTGTAAACATTTCCTGCAACACCTGCTAATGCAGTTGCAAGTGGTTGTCTAACAGATGAAAGAATTGTGGATGGTGGCATTATTGACAAATACCTTCAACATCTACATAAGGCCCGAGAATTCCAATTACTCTTGAATAAAGTGATCGACCCATTCTGTAAGGAGTAGCTGTAAAATCAACGCCTTCAATTTGTCCACCTGCTGCAACTCTTGATTGGAATACTTCAACCGAAATTGTGAAAACTGCTGATTTAATTGATTGATTTCCAACATAAGTTGATGCGCCTGTTAATGTGGCACTTCCGCTTGGAATGACATTTGCTTCAATAACATCTGCGTTTGTGATACTAGCTGAAAAAGTATAATCGCCAAGATTGTCTGCTAATACTATGCGAGTTCCGTTATATGGACTCAAGCAACCAGCAATAACTACCGATTGGCCTTCGGTAAATTCGTGCACGCCAACTGTTGTAAATGTGGCAACATTATCTTGTAAAACTGTTTTTTGAACTGCGCTCTTGAATGTAACTAACATTGGCAGAATTGTGTTTTCTGCTGTGTCAATAATTCCGTCTAAATAAGCATCGTTATACAAGGATGATGACACACCAAGCACAGATCTCAACTCGGTGGCTGTAATTATACTTGGCATGTCATCTCCTTACTCCCATTAATGGATGCCTGAGATCGGGAGCAACCCCAGGCACTCAGTTAAATTAAGCTACTGATAACTTACGGAATGCT